TTTTCTTTCCAAGCCAGTTTTTCATCTAGATGTTCCATCCAAGTACTTTGTATCCATGTTTGAAACTCTGTTCCCATTTTGGTCATACTTTTCTCCTGTGTTAAATGTATTTCTACAATTGGATGGTTATTGACAAATCTCATTACAGTATGGTATTCTTTGCATACTCCATTCTTAATGTTTGCATTGCCTATGTCCATCATTACTTTTTGTAACTTTAAAATAGTTTGTTGGTCAACAGTCCTAGGTACTAAACAGAAATGTGCCTCGTTATGAGGTGTTAACGCAACAAAATCTTTTACTTCATAATCTACTTTACCTATGCTATCTAATTCTATCACAGTGACATTCCGCCAAACGTGTCTTCTGATACGTCTTGCTTCACTCCTCCTTGAATATAAGAAGTGATTTCTGTTTCTTGTGGTGCTACTTGTACATCTGCGCCAGCAATCCATTTTTGTGTCCATGGTAATGGATTCGATTGTGGAACAACATATGGACATTTTAGATTAACAGCAATCATACGTTTGCAACAAATCCATTCAATGTAATCACTTAATAATTGTGTGTTTAATCCAATCATACTGCCATCTTTAAATAGATACTCAGCCCATGCTTTTTCTTGGTCAACTGCATCAACAAACATCTGAATACATTCTTTTTCTGTTTCTTTTGCAATTTTAATATAATCTTTATCGTCTTTAGGCAAAATCTTTAGAAGTGATTGAGTAGATGCCAAGTGCAAATTCTCATCACGTGCAATTAGTTTAATAATTTTAGCATTGCCTTCCATCTTCTTAAGTTCAGCAAAAGCCCAACTACAAGCAAATGATACGTAGAAACGAACACCCTCTAGGATGTTAACACTCATCAGTGTTTTGTATAATGCTTTCTTAAGTTCGTATAAGTCTACTTCAACTTTCTTGCCATTGACTGTATGTTTGCCCTCTCCTAGCAATTGATACTTTAATGACAAGTCAATAAGTTCATCGTAGTTAGTACTGATAGCATCAGCACAATCTGTAATCTCAGGAATATTCATCATCTCATCAAATACTTTACTAGGATTAGCATACACATTACGAATAATATGAGTGTAACTACGTGAGTGAATTGTTTCACTGAATGTCCAAGTTTGAATCCATGCTTCTAGTTCTGGAATAGATACTAGTGGTCCAAATGCTTCAACTGGCGCACGACCTTGAACACTATCTAATATAATTTGTCTTTTAAGATTACTTGTGAAAATGTGTCTTTCATTATCTGTAAGATTATTGAAGTCGTTTGCATCCTTATGACAATCAACTTCTTCTGGACGCCAGAAGAAACCCAACTGCTTATCAGTTAGTTTGTCAAACTGTTTATACTTCAACATATCATAACGCTGGATTGTCACTCCACCTGACGGGTCCAAAAATGCTTTCGCTTTTGTGTGGTCTTGTTTGTTGTTTGAATTAAATACGCTCATAGTTTCCTCTCTTAGTTTTCTCTCAATTGCTTCATATTTATCATCTTCAAGACTTTATTTCTAATTTAGCCTTAGCCAATTTGTAATAAAGGCCGTATTCTGCTAGTATTATACAAGTGTCACTAGGATGTTCATGTGTCATCTCATTTAATGTGTGTATTGTTTCATTTATTAGAAAGTTAATTACATTTGGTTTATCTGCAAGTATCTTACACATCTTAACTACTTCATCTAACTCTCTTAGTGAGGTCGGTTTGAATCTTTTATCATCCAATTCAAAATATATATTTTGCGGTATAGAAGTAGTTACCTCTATCCATTTTAAAAAATCTGGCATATCATATAATGGTTCTATGTCATTTCCATCTCTATAAAAATCTATGTTATTTGATATGTGTATTAAGCAATCCTGTGTTTCGCCTCTTCTTAAAAATTCTGTTATAAATTTTTGATACATAGAAAAGTCTACATATGGAGAAAGTTTAATGTCATAGTTATAAAATATACCATTACCAGAAAAAAATTCATCTTCTGCTATTTTATTTGATTCGCTATAGTCTGAATGCTCTCTGCAACTATAAAAATACCCTACTCGCTTATTGTCTCTCAGCGGTCTTACACATATACCATGTGCTTCTTTATAACTAATAAAATCACCATCCATTAAATGGTACAACCTTCACAGTCTTCATCATCTATTAATCCAGGCTCTAATGGTTCTTCATCATTAAGAGCATTGATATCTAGTTCGCCTTGTCCATCAAATGTATTGAAGTAATACAATTGTTTTCCACCATACTTATAAAACATAATAAGATGCTGTAACATTACAGACATTGGAATTTTCTCATCTTCAAAATGTACTGGATTATAACTTGTATTCACTGATATACCTTGGTCGATATACTTCTGTAACACTGCCATAATCTTTAAATAACCTTCTGGACTTTTCTGGTCCCATAGAAGTTCATATTTGTTTTTCAACTTGTGAATACCAGGAACTACTTGCTTTAGTACACCGTGCTTTGATTGTTTAACACTAACAAGGCTACGTGGTGGTTCAATACCATTTGTACTATTACTAATCTGTGCTGATGTTTCTGCTGGCATAAGTGCCATCACTGTTGAGTTTCTAATTCCATATTCTTTAAGGTCTTCTCTAAGAGATTTCCAATCCATTCTTTCTTTATGAGAAACAAGTTCATCAATCTCTATTTTACGTGTATCTATTGGAACGACTCCATGTCCATACTTTGTCTCATCAGATTTAGGACAAGGTCCTATTTCTTTTGCCAAATTATTTGAGGCTTTGATTAGATAATAACTCCATGCTTCTGTCCATTCATCTACTAACTCTAAGTTAGGGTCAGAGTAATTCGTATCATTTTTAGCCAGCCAATACGCAAAATTTATAATGCCTACACCCAAAGGTCTCCTATTATTTGTTGCCAATTCGGCAGCAATCAATGGATAATCCTGGTAACTCAATAGAGCATCAAGTCCTCGTATTGCTAACTCACAAGGTTTCTCAAAATCTTGTGGTGATTTGATGTTGCCCCAATTAATAGCACTTAGTGTACAGAGAGCAATTTCTCCTTCTTCGTCCATCACACTACTCAATGGCTTAGTTGGAAGAGTAATCTCACAACATAGATTTGATTGTTTGATTGGTGCTACTTTTGTATCAAAAGAACTATGGTCATTCGCATGGTCTACATTTTGTAGATAGATACGACCTGTATTCTTACGTTCATTCATAAATGATGAAAATAGTTCAATCGCTGGAACTGTTTTCTTACGAATAGATGTTTTACGTTCTGCTGTTTCATAAAGTTCACGGAACTTATCTTGGTCATTGAAGAATGCTTCGTATAGTCCTGGGACATCTTGTGGTGAGAACAATGTGATATTACCACCAGTCATTAGACGTTCATACATTAGTTTATTGAACTGAACACCATAGTCCATGTGACGAACACGATTGTCTTCTGTACCTTTGTTATTCTTTAAAACAAGTAAATCTTCAACTTCATAATGCCAAACAGGATAATATAATGTTGCGGCTCCACCACGAACACCGCCTTGTGAACATGATTTAACTGCCGCTTGAAACATTTTATAGAATGGAATAACACCAGTATGTGATGCATCGCCATTACGAATAGGTGAGTTTATAGCACGGATACTACCCGCACCAACCCCAATTCCTGCTTTCTGAGAGACATATTTAACAATTGAACTAGATGTCGCATTAATACTATCTAAACTATCATCTGTTTCAATTAATACGCAACTACTGAATTGTCGTTGTGGTGTACGAACACCAGCCATAACAGGCGTTGGCAATGAGATGTCAAAAGTACTAATCGCATCATAGTAATCTTTTACGTACTTTAGTCGTTCTTCTTTTGGATAGTTACTAAACAATGTTGCCGAAATTAGCATATATGCCATTTGTGGAGTTTCGAATACTTCTTTAGTTACACGATTTTGAACAAGATATTTGCCACGAAACTGTTCCATTCCAACATAAGTGATGTCAAAATCTCTATCGTGTTTAATGAAAGTGTTAATCTTTTCCCATTCTTCTATTGAATAATCTTCTAACAATGCTTTATCATAGAAACCAGATTTAGAATTCTTGTTGACTAACTCTGCAATGTGACATGGTTCAAAAGTACCATACACTTCTTTTCTAATATGATAATTAATTAGATTACCTGCTACCCATTGATAGTTTGGTGTTTCTTCTGTGATTAATTCGGCTGCCGCTTTGATTAATGTTTCTTGTATCTCACTACTAGTCATTCCACTATAAAACTGGATATGCGATTTTAATTCAACTTCACTAGCAGATACATTATTGATATTACTACATGCTTCGAAAACGACTTTGTGCATTTTCTCTAAGTCTAATTCCTCTTTGTCTCCGTTTCGCTTAACTATATGAATTCCGGTCATTTTATCCTCTGCCCTAATATGTGTTAATCTCTGAATCTTCCATGCCCGCAACACGTAACTTAATTATGTTGGACAGTTGAAAGTGCTTAATTTCAAACCCTTTTGTTATTCCGAGATACTGATTTCTGATGAGTGCTACTTGGTTTATCAATTCACCTACTGCAACAATTTCATCTTCGCCATCTGCATATTTTTCGGCATCTCTACTGCTCAATACTTTATTATAGTTCTCTAAATATTTTCGTAGATACGAACTTCTTTTCTTTCGTAATGATATATTTAGATGTTCTAAAATGGCCTCTATCTCTTGTAATTGACCAAAACGAAGTTCTACGTAAGCAGGAAGATACGTGGCATTTTTTTCAATATTACCTTTTATCTTCACTTCATTTCTTGCATCCTTTAACTCTGTTTCAAAGTATTGAATACAATTAGGAATTTCACCCCAGTCTTTTACTACTTTACTATACCAGTTCATCAGTCCCAATCATCGGTGTCATTATCATTTTCATCTTCTTCATCCTCAAAGTATCTATCTATTGCAACCAAAAGAATTGGGTTGCCGTCAATTAGTATTTCTATATCTTCACTACTCATTCCTAAATCATCGCATTGCTTTATGAACATTTCGCCGGCTTCTATTCTATCTTTGCCAGGAATATAGTTCACTAAAGTTTCCCACAATTCGTAAAGTGATTCTGATTCCAAGTTGACTCCTCTTAGTTTTTTCTTGTTATGATAAGCAATCTATTTATACAGATTGCTTGATTTTATACTTCTTCTGAGGCAACAGTTTCGACTGATTCTAATTCGTGTTTTTCAGCATCAATGTTCTCTTCGTTCCAATCATTCATAACAATATCAAGTTTTTCATCTGACCAATTCTTGCGAAATTCAATCATCTCTGTGCCAGATTTAGCCATATACTTCAATCGATTTCCTTGTTTAACAAGCAAACCTTTCGCTTCAAAAAACTCAACTAGACCGCTATAAGGACTCATACCAGTTTCGTATGGAATCTCAACTTGTACACTTTCAAATGGTTTTGAGTATCGTGTTTTCATTACTTTACAAGCCGCTCTAATACCATGTACTTGTGAAGTTTTATTACCATCTGCATCTACTTTTAGTTTAAGTTTACGCATTGCTACTACAATAGAACTAGCATAGATAAACCCTTGACCACCTGATATCTTATCGTCTGGGTCAAACATATCTTGTGATGCATAAGTATGATTTGTAGCAACTAAACCTACGTTATAGTCACCAAACATATTCACACTGTTACGTACTAACGATGCCAACGCTTTTGGCTTACGACCCATATCACCTTTCATGTCACCCTTGTTAAATTGGTCAACATCAGTTGGGGTCATCATCATTCCTAGACTATCAATAACAAATAAAACCTTAGGACGGTCTTCGTCTGGTCTATCTGCGTGGTCTTCTTTATAACCTTTCATAAAGTCTGAAATGATTTTAGCAACATCGTCAATCATTGCTACGTTTAATTTTAATAGTTTTTCTGGTGTAGTATCTACATCTAGTGCGTGTAACCACGTTTCGTCTAGTGCGTTTTCACTGTCGATTAGTACTACAAAAATTCCTTGGTCTTGTGCATTTTTTACGATATTACCAGCGGCGATAAATGATTTACCTGCACCACTTTCACCTGCAAAGACTGTTACTTTACCAAGTGGAATTCCCTTATGGAAGTCGTTACTGATAAGTTTATTTAATGTGTAATTTCCTGTTGATACCCAAGTATCTGGGTCTCTAAAACCAACACTCATACCAGGAACAGATTTTGTTATATTTTTGCGAAACTTACTCGCATCAAAGGCTCGTGCCATATATTTCTCCTTATGTGATATAAAAGAGTAAGGGGAGAAGAACTCTCCCCCACTCAATATTGGTTCTTAGTCTGTTTTTCTACTACGAATCATTGCTAAGATATCTGCCGCATTTCCAGATGCATCAGTCGTTTCAACTGGTGCTGGTGCTGGAGTCGGTGTTGATGCTTCTGTAACAGTTTCAACTGGAGCAACTGCCTTAACTTCTTCTACTTTTGGAGCAGAAGGTGTTGGAGTTGGTACAGAAGTTCCTGCAGGAACATCTAACCCATAAGGTTTATAGTGCTGTCCCCAACGAGTTGGGTCATACAATTCACCATCAACAGATGCTTCAAACATCTCTGTAATAATTCGCATGTCATCCTCAGTTGGACGTTTAGGCATAAACTCATTCAAGTCGTAAAGACCATTAGTTTCTACCGCTTGACGTTCATCTTCATTTAGTGAACGCTCTTTACGAGACCACGATGAAGTTGAATAGTCAGCATACTGACCTTTTGTTGTTTTAGTTAGACGGAAATCAGTACCGTTTTCATATTCCGTTGGTAGATTGTCCATGTCTGGATCCATTAGAGCCGCCTTCAATAACTTGAAGATTTGTGGTCCAATGATAAATCTACGGATTGGATTTTCGGGTTGCTCACCACCAATTGGGTCAGTTACAACCAAACCTTGAAAAACGTATGAACGTTTTTTCCAGTATGTACGACCTAAGTCTTCCATTGCTGGGTCTTTAAACCAAGGACGAATTTCTGCGTGAATTGGGCAAGACTCGCCCCACATTTCAACACATGGTACTTGAACGATTACTCGTTTTGATTCATCACCACCTTTAACACCTGGAAACGGAAGTTTGATAACTTGGCGTTCTTTCCAAAAGAATGTGTTTGTTGGGTCTGAGTCTGGAAGGAACCTCAATACTGCTGTATTGTCGTTGTCCATATTCCAGAAAGGGTATACAGCATCTGTACCTCTGTTTGAGGATGCATTGTCTGATGCTTTACTGTCTTGTGCGAGAAGTTTCGCACGGATTTCTGCTAGTGTAGCCATTATTTTCTCCTATATTAGCCTTTATTAGTTTTGTGTTACTTATTACTATTAGTTTTATATTAGTTTTTTATGTACCATACATATTTCTACTAATGATACTATTATACTTATCTTTTTTCTTAAAGTCAAGCATTAAATCAGTCTTTTTGAAAGTTTTTTTAACCCCGAATGTGGCGGTTATTGAACAATAAAAAAGGAAGTTTTAACACTCCCTTTATTATAGCATAGGTTGACTATGAATGTCAACCAGAAAATTATTTATTTTTTACATACCTGCTAATTTGGCTAGTCTATCATTTTTGCCATTCTCTTCACTCATGGAGGTCGAAAACTTTTTCTTTGAAACAGAACCCTTTAACTCAGCGTATGACATTTTCTTAAAATTATTACTGTCACCTACTTGAACTTTATATTCTTTTCCATCTTTTGAAACACTCCAAACTTTAAGTTTTCCTAAATCACGGTGATTAATAGTATCGCCTTTTTTAACTTCGTCTTCATTTATTGATTCGTCTTCTTTAATAATACCTCTATCTGGGTCAAACTTTGAGAAAGCCTCTTCAAGCATTTCAGATATTTGTGTATCTGCTGTTTTTGGTTCAACTTTTTCTACTGACATCTTAGACATCTTAAGTAAGTGTCCAGCAACTGTCATATCTTGTTTGTCCATGCCTCTTGGATTTGAACGAATTTCGTTAGCAATATCAGTTAAGAAAAAAGAAATCTCTGCCGCTAAATCGTGACCTTTCTTTTTACCTTTCTTATCTAATAATGTGTCTACTTGAACTCTGTCAGCCAAATCATCAAATGTCATTGCTATCTTATTAATCTTTTGTTGTGCCGCTTCTTCTGGATTACGAGGTTCTGCGAATTGCTTTTTAATTTGTGAGTAGTCATAAGATGAAGAACTTGGAGCACCAAAAGAAATTGTGTTTATTTTTTCACCAGTCTTTTTGACTTTTGCAGTCAATATTTCTAAAACTCTTGCAGTTTGATTATCTCTACGATTTTCCATTTCTTCTTCATTAACTTTGTGTAGTAATGGAAAAATATCTTTTAGATTTTCTTCAAATGTAGATTTTGTAAATTTCTGTACATATGCATCTACCATTTCTTCTGAAATTTCTGTGTGTATTTTGTCACCTTTAAGAGCAAAGTCTTCTACAAAACTAGCATAACCTTTTGCGCCTTGAATTCGTTGAATTTTCTCTTTAATAGACATCACACTACGTTTAACATTCCAAACATCAGAACGATTAGTTTCGTTTACTAAGTCTTGTTTGTTAACTACATTCATAAACTCTTTTAGCCTTGCTAAATTATCAGACATCTCTATAATTGCTTCGCCTACCATATCATGTGTTTCACCACCTGATGCTACGTGACGTGCCATTGCTCTTGCACCGTTCAAATGTATAAATGGATATTTGAAACGTTCTCCTTCGCCTGTTTCAACAAAGATTGCTGAAATGTTACGTGAACGAGAACCACGAGATTCTTCGTTTACTGGCGCACGGTGTTTTAAAATTAGGCGGACATTTTCTAATGTCTGTCTGCTTGTTTTTGAAGAGCCCGACAATGGGCCCATGCCTTCATTGACGTGGTCTGTCATGGTTTGCTCCTTATTTTGTTTAACTTTGTATGCATAGTTTTTAGGTTCGATGTGTTTTCCAAATGAACGAATATCAAAGTCTAGCATGTTCGTACGTGCTAAAGATTTTAACTGGTTCATCATATTGCTAATTTGTTCGTTATCTATATCAACATCTCCACCAATATGAAACTTTAGTTCATTGGTTGCTCCGTCAATATGAACCATCATGTTTGGTTCTTTAACGTAAAAGAAACGTGCCTCTTCAGGAGTTGCAACACTTTTGCCGCTATTAGCGTCAAACATTTTCATTGCATGTCCACTGCCTTGCATCAGTTTCATTACTTTTCTTGATATGTCGTTTAGATTTATTGCCATAATTAGTTTTTCCGTACTTGTTTCATGTATTTATCAAAATATGATAGGAAGTGGTTCATTGTATTCAACATCCCCATCCAGACTCTCACCAAGCATTTCTTCGTATCCTTCTTCGAACCTAGATATAAATTGTATTTGTCGAACACATAACAATGTCGCTGACACTAAGTCATCAGTCTCACCAGTTTTTGCTTCGTAACTTTTTCCTTTTGCTATGAATGTTTTCAGTTCTCTTATGAAATTTTTACTTGTAGGAATCATCTTATCACTCTCAATCCATGATTTCATTTTCATACAAGCAGTAATCTTTGTCTTATATGTAGTAGTAAATCCTTTTCTGGAGACACGTTGCCTGCCTTTCTTTTTAGGTTCATGTAGGAATGTCCCAGGAAATCTATCTTCTTCCATTTCTTCAATGACTATCAGAGCGGCTTCTCCTAGTGAATTGTTCTCCACTGACCAGTATATATCGGGATTACTATTACCAAGTTCAATCATTTCATCTTTAATAATAGTAAGAATAGTATGCATCGTAACTACCTGGCCACGTATATCAGTTCTATTGTTTTGCCATTCTGCAACTTGTATTAGTTCTGGTAATGCCCACACTTGAATTGCGGCATTATCTCCTCCAGTTCCCATTGACGGGTCTAATCCTATAACATACGAGGAATCTTTATTAATATTCTCATACCATCTAACTTGGCCTGTTCTTAATATAGGTTCTCTTCCTTTAATTCCTGATAACTTCAGACTGTTTACTAATGTTTCATCGTATGCAATAAATTGACATTCGTGTTCTCTTAGAAAGCGTTCTTTACCAACTCGTGCTTCTTCTTCAGTTGACCATTGTTTGTCTCTGTCTGGATGTTGATGCCACAATGCTTTGTATGGTCTGAACCCATTAATACCAACTTCTGTTTCATTTCCATAGTCGTCTAATCTCTTATTAGCGCCTGACCATATAGTCGCAAACTGGTCATCATCTAAGTTAGGCGTTGATGTGATGATTGCTTTACCACCCGTTGCTAGTGTTGGTGAGATAGAAGTCCAGAATTCTTTTGCTATTGTAGGTCGTACAAACGCAAACTCATCTGCGTAGAGCAATGAGATTGAAAGACCACGACCAGTATTTTCAGTTGTTGCTTGAGCAATAATACGTGAACCATTGTCAAATTCGATACTACCTTTGTTGTAGTTCGTTACACCAGCACGAATAAAATCTGGACACATCTCGTATGCATATCTAATTCTATGCATGATTTCTTGTGCGCCTGAATACTTATGAGCCGCAATGAGAACAGTTTGGTCTGGATTAAACATTGCATACCACAGTAGATATCCAGCCGCTGTCGTAGACTTACCCATCTGCCTGCCTAACATAGATATAGAAAATCTAAAATTATGATACGATTTTGCTAAATCCAGTTGGTAATCATATGCATGATACAATATTTGACCTTTAGTAGGATGCTGAATCCAGAAATACTTATTCAGAAAATAGAAAGGGTCGCTCATACACTTGCTAAATTCTAACAACTGTGCATTACTAAATTGTGTTTTTTGATATGGTTTTTTTGTTAAATCTGCCAAGTTAAATACTCACTTAATTATCTATAAGTATTTATCTTTGATTATAATGATACCGCCAAGAATGATAAATACTATTGATGATTGGGGATTCCCACCTCGACATCAACTTTATGGGAGAAATAAAATGGCAAGATACAGAGGTCTTAGAGCAATCGCAGGGATGGCTCGTATTAAGGTTAGACGTTCAATTGATTTAAGAGAAATGTCTGATTTTGGTTCGATTACTTCAAGCGGCGATGATTTACCAACAGCAGGTGCAGGACATAGTTCAGCAACTGGTGGTTCAACAGGAAGAACTCGTGGTTTCACTAGTATGGGTGTAATTACAGGTGTTAGAGTTGACACACAAGATTTTGGTTCAATTACTACAACCGCGTCTTCAGGACTAGGTTATAATGATGAGAACTATGGTTACTAAATCATAATCTAATAAATTAGAAAGCCCGGCTTTATGTCGGGTTTTTTATTGGGCGCCCACAAAAAAAGTCTCACTAGGAGACTTTTTATTGTTTGAATTTATATATTTTTACCAGTTAATTAAATTTCTAAGTCTTTCTTGTGATTCATTAACTGCGTCTTGTATTGATACAGATTCTTCTACTGCGTTACAACCGCAATCACAATCAGAACTACAATCACAATCAGAACCATGACCACAGCCACAGTCTTCAGATATAGATTCATCCATAGACATACCAATTTCTTCTCCCGCAGTGAAGAACTCATTCAGCATCGGTTCAATGAATAATTCAGCAATATACTCTTCATCTCCGTTGTCTGCAAATTGCATATGGTTCCCGTAACCGGTTGAAGGACCTATTTTTCTGTTTTTCATTTGAAGTGGCCAGTTTTTAGAATATTCTAATAACTTATTAAATATGTTAGCAATGCGTTCTGGTACTGGTGTTCCATGTTTGGTGAAGGCTTCATCAATACTTCTTTTTAATTCTTGCAGGTAAGTTGCCGCAGTATATGGACTGGATAAGGAGCCAATTTCAAAGTTTGAGGAATCCTCTATCTCAGTTTGAAAATGTTTACGTGTTCCATCTGTAACTGATTTTGCCCAATCAGC